CATTTGGGAAAGATCAGTTCATAGATGTACATGTACCAGGTGAAAATGTCAGGGTAGTTTACACAGGATCTATCACACATCAAAAGGATGTGGCATTGCTAGGCAATCCATTCAAAAAGATTCTATCTGACAAATCATTAGTTAACAAAATGCATTTCACATTGTGTGGGTATGATCCTGCCAATGAGTACAGCAAAATGATATGGCACAGAATGATCCATGATTTCACCTGTGGGCTGAAAATGCCAGGTGCAGTCAAAAAAGCATTGCCTATCATGGAATATATGAATTTCTACAATGAGGCTGACATTTCAGTAGTGCCACTGGTATCTAGCAAGTTCAATGGCATGAAATCAAACCTGAAAGTGCTAGAAGCTGCTACAAAGAAAATAGCAGTATTGGTGAGCAATGTAGATCCATACAGCGGATGCCCCTATGTGGCAAAGGTGAACAATCAAACAGACTGGTATAAAGAACTAAAAAAACTATCAAATGATGCTATTTATAGAAAGGAACTAGGTGAGGCAAACTATGAATGGTGCATTCAGAATTTTCACCTGGACAAAATAAATAAATTAAGGGAACAATTATACAAAAGTTTATGCCAGTAAAACAATGCACAAATGGGAAATGGAGAGTGGGAACAGGTGAATGTATCTATGATACAAAAGAGAAAGCCATAGAGGTTTGGCAGGCTATCCTAGCATCAGGAAAGTTTGCAGAATCAAAAATCAGCTATGACTATGATGAAACATTGAATACTGACAAAGGCATGGAAATGGCAAAAAAAGACATTGAATCAGGAAAGACTGTTTATATCATATCAGCTAGAAATGACAAGTCAGGGATGATGAAAAAGGCTAATGAATTAGGAATACCAAATTCTAGAGTATATGCCACAGGATCAAATAAAGCTAAAATTGAAAAAATAAAACAGCTGGACATAGGAATACACTATGACAACAATCCTGATGTGATAAATGAGATTAACGATTTGCCAAAAACAAAAGGAGTTAAATTTCAATTTGAAGATAGTTATAATGACTACCCTGAGGCTGCCACAAACAATGCAAAAAGAGCATTGAAATGGGCTGATGAGAATGGCTGGGGATCATGTGGTGAAGCTACAGGCAAAGCCAGGGCAAACCAGCTTGCAAATAGAGAGCCAATATCTAGAGACACAATATCAAGGATGGCATCTTTCAAAAGACATCAGCAGCATAAAGATGTGCCATATTCTGAGGGATGTGGTGGATTGATGTGGGATGCATGGGGCGGTGATGCAGGGATTGAATGGGCTATCAGAAAGCTAGATCAAATTGACAGAAAGTGAAAAAACACATAGTAGTCTACCTGGATCACTTTGATTATGATACAGATGATTTCATACCATGTGAGGTTTGTGGGGCTAAGGCAGTAGACATCCATCATATTAAAGCCAGGGGCATGGGTGGATCAAACACAAAGGATGTGATTGAAAATCTACAGGCACTGTGCAGAAAATGTCACCTGGATTTCGGTGACAAAAAACAATGGATGGATTTTTTAATTGATAAGCATAAAAACAAACTAGATGGCAAAAGGTAGCAGCAATAGTACAAAATTAAGTTTTGGGAAAAGAAAGCAGGGGCATGCAAAAAAGAGTTTCAATAAACATTCACCCAAACCAAAAGCCTACAGAGGCCAGGGCAGATGAGAAATAAAATTTTAGCCATTTGGCAGATCTTAACACACAAATGCTACTATGTAGCTACCTGCAAAACAGGTGAGCATAATGACACAATGAATCAGGTGAGTTTGATGACAAAGGGAATGGCTAACACAATAGCATACAATCTGACTGACTTGATAGTCATAGATGAAATGCAGGAACTAGCACTAGATGAAGCAAAGAATATTTTAAACAAAGTACAATGATCATACTACCAGCACAAATTGAAAGCATAGCATCTAGGAAAGATAAGACAGTCAGGATCACACTAGGCACACAGGAACTATCACCTGCACAGGCAGCTGAGATATTTCAGATGAATCAGAAATTTTGCTACATGGCAATTAAAGAGGAACTATTCACCACTACTGAGGCAGATGAGATCAATGCTTTGAAAACTGATCTAGACACAGAAAAGACACCTAGTCAAAGACTGAGAGGCATCCTTTATGTAAATTATCAGCAAAAGGCTGATGGCTACAAAGATTTTGCGACATACTACCAGGCAAAGATGGAAAAGATCTGTGATCACTTTAAAAGCAAACTAGACTAGTATGACATTTATACATCAAACAGCATTAATAGGTGAAAATGTACAAATAGGTGACAATGTCTACATAGGTGCATATTGCATCATAGGTGCAGCCCCTGAATGGAAAGGCAAAGAGAAAGAGGACAAAGGTGTGATCATAAATAATGGGGCTAGATTGACAGGTCTGGTGACAGTAGATTCAGGTGCAGAAAAACCTACAGTTATAGGTGAGAATTGCTACCTGATGAAACACAGCCATGTAGGTCATGATGCACAGCTAGGCAATGGGGTGACATTAAGCTGTGGGGCAAAAGTAGGTGGCCATAGTGTGATAGGTGATGGCACAAACATAGGCCTGAATGCAGTGATCCATCAGAAACTAACTGTGCCAGGTGGGTGCATGATAGGGGCATCAGCATTTATAGGAAAGAAAACAGAATTGAAAGCAAACGCAAAATATGCAGGTGTGCCTGCCAAATATATAGGAGAAAACATCAGATGAAAGTAGCAGTCATATTTTTAGACTATGAAAGGCATGATCATACATCCAGGACACTGGACAGCATACACAATGCAGGGCATCCATTTGATCTGATCACTATCCAACGCAAAGGAATAGCAGCAGCATTGAATGATGGCCTAGAGAAAGGTTGGAATCATGATGCAATAGTCACAGCAGCAAATGACATAGTGATGCCTGACAATTGGCTTAAAACAATGATAGGATATGTTTCATCAATACCAAACACAGGGATGTGTGGCATTCATTGTGTAGAGAATGCAGGTACACCTGAAAATATCAATGGGGTGCTAGTCAATAGATCATTCACAGCATTTGGAAATGTCATGATCCCTGCCACAGCATACAGAGAGGTAGGATATTTTTCAGAGGAATATGATCCATACGGAATGCAGGATTCTGACTATGCCTACAGACTAAACAAACTAGGCTTTGTCAATTACTACATCCCTGGCATCACTAGCAATCACATAGGCCATGATGTAGGTCAGCAGACAGAATACAGAAAGATGAAAGATGAGGGGCTGAACAAAGCCCAGGATGTATGGAATAAATTGATAGAAAGATACGAAAGTACAAACAATTTTAAAAGACTAGAAAGATGATACCAGTAGTGATCCCTATTTTATGCCACAATGATGAGACTATAGTGCTGAGAGACTTAGAAGTCAAGACATCATACACCAGATTGACTGAGGTAGATTTCATGTTTTTCACTATAGACTTTGCATGCAGATATGAACAGGATGGCAAAGAATACACAGAGATAGTATCAGGTGAGGATTCATTTGTGAGCAGTCTATCATTTAAACAATTTCAGGATATTGTAAACAAGACATTTATGTATGGCAAAAGCAACTAAAAAAGCAACTAAAAAGGCTGCACCAAAAAAGGCACAAACAAAGCCAGTAGGCAGGCCTAAGAATATAGAGACACCTGAGATCATGTGGCAGCTATTTAATAACTATAAGAAAGACATCAAGTCAAATCCTTTTATAGTAAAAGACTGGGTGGGTGGCATGGGCAAAGAAATATTCAGAGAGAAAGAAAAGCCATTAACACTAGAAGGATTCAATGTGTGGTGTTTTGAGAATGGAATCACATCATGGATTCATGACTACTTTACAAACAAGGGTGGTGCTTACAAAGAATTTTCCAGTATCTGCACTATTATAAGAGAGCAAATCAGACAAGATCAGATTGGTGGAGGCATGGCAGGGATCTACAATGCAAGCATCACACAAAGGCTAAATGGATTGACTGAAAAGATACAAGAGGATGGAAACAAAGAGGTGATTATTAAAGTCAAGTATGAAAAGAAAGAAACACCAAAAGACTAGACATGATCATCATTCTTTCAATAGCTACATGGGAATTTTGCAAATGGTTATTTTATAAACTAATCAATAAATAAAGTAAAACATGAAAGCAAATTTTAAACTAACATGCAAAGCAGGGATCTATGAAGCTGACACATTCTTTCAATTAGTATGTGAAGTATTGAAGCATAGATTCTGGCATTTGAGAACACATGGCAAATGGATGGACTAATGGATAAGACAGTACACCTAAATGAACTGCATATCAATCAGCAGAAAGTAGTGGATGGCCATAAAAGGTTTTCTGTGCTATCATGTGGTCGGAGATGGGGCAAATCTGCCCTGGCTATCAATCTACTGTCTGAGACTGCCATAGCTGGCAAACTAGCTGGGTATTTCACACCTACATATAAACTACTAGATGGCACATACAACGAGTGCCTGCATGCCCTAGAGCCTATCATATCCAGGAAAAATGATCATCAGTTCATTGAATTGATCACAGGTGGCAAAATAGAATTTTGGAGTTTAGAGAATGAACTGGCAGGTAGATCTAGAAAGTATCACAGAAACATCATTGATGAGGCTGCATTCGTTAAAAACCTATGGCACAGATGGACTGAATCAATCAGACCTACACTGACTGACTATAGAGGGGATGCATTCTTTCTGTCTACACCTAAGGGCAAAAATGATTTTCACAAAATATGGCAGAGGGGCAAATCAGGTGATCCAGGATGGACTAGCTGGCAGATGTCTACCTATGACAATCCATACATAGATCCCAATGAGATAGATGAGGCCAGAGGTGATCTGCCTGAATTGGCATTCAGCCAGGAATACATGGCAGAGTTCAATGAGAATGTAGCAAATCCATTTGGTGCTATGTTCATCCAGCAGTGTACATATCCAATGAGTACACAGCCCACTGTATGCTATGGCATTGACCTAGCAAAGTCATTTGACTACACAGTGATCATAGGCCTGGACAGCAATGGCACAGTATCATACTTTGATAGATTTCAAGAGGATTGGAGAACTACCAAACAGCGAATTAAGAATCTACCAGCTGCACCTATCCTGATGGATAGCACTGGTGTGGGTGATCCTATCTTTGAGGATCTACAGGCAGAGGGGCTGGATGTCACAGGGTTTAAATTTAGCCAGGGATCAAAGCAGCAACTGATGACAGGACTAGCAGCAGCAATACAGCAAAGAAAAATTGCATTTCCTGATGGGGCAATCACAGCTGAACTGAACATCTTTGAATATGAGTTCACAGCTACAGGTGTGAAATATTCTGCACCTAGTGGATTTCATGATGACTGTGTGATGGCACTAGCCCTGGCATGGAATAATACAAACATGAAACGAGGCACAGGCAGGTATTCATTCGGCTAGTTTATTTTTTTACTGATTGTGGCAGTATCACTACTGATTTATCAATCAATCATGATCCATTTATCAATCAGAACATATGTCAAAAAGTAAAGCTATTGACTTACTTTTCTATGACATGTGTCAATTTATAACTTTACAATGCCAGTCTAAACAGCTGGCTTTTTCTATTTATTGATATGACATGGAAAAACATAAATGTATTTCAGTGGCAGCAACTGGCTGACCTACAAAACACGAAAGAGGGAATGACAGATGAGGATCTGTCTATCAAGACTATTGCAATCATCACAAATCTGACTGAGCAGCAGATCAAAGAAATGGATGACAGAAAGGTGTTTAAGATTGTGGGAAAGACTAGATTTTTGCAAAAGAGTTTTGATGTGAAACATGAAAAGTACATCCACACAAAAGGCAAAAGATACAGATGTGTCTATGATGTCAAAAATATGCCTACAGCTAGGTATGTAGAATCAAAGCATTTTGCATCTAATTTCAATGAGAATATTCATAGGATTGCAGCTAGTATGGTCATCCCACAAAAGAGGAACTGGTACGGAAAATGGATAGACATGCCATTTGATGCATCTAAGCATGAGGACTATGCAAATGATATATTGTCTGCACCTATCACTGAGGTGCTGGGATCGGTTGTTTTTTTTTGTCAAGTGTACAGGAACTGGATAAAAGTTTCAAAGGACTATTTGATATGTCAGATGATGATGACAGCGAAGATGAGCAGGTTGCAAGCAGAGATACTGTATCAGGGTTTATGCAGCGTTTTGGATGGATTTATCAAGCCACCATTGTGGCAGAACATGAGAAAATCAAACTAGAACAAGTCTATGAAATGATGACAATACAATTTTTGAATGATCTATCCTATTTGAAAGCAAAAGCAGAGTATGACAAAGAGCAGATAAAAAAATCGTATGGCAAAAAGCACTAAGCAATTACAGGATGAGATAGTCAATGATGGCTTTCTGGATAGTCTAGGGGATGATTCTACAGACTATGCTGGCATGGGTGAATTTCCATCAATACAACAGTTCATGATCAGATCTGCTGCTGCATTTGTCATACAAATCAAAGAGGTGCTGAATAGGCAGGGAAAGGTATCTAGTGGAGGCTTAGAGGATGGCATATCATCAGGCAGCCTGAACAATACAGGAAATAGCTATGAGATCAGCATAGGATGGGATTCATCAGATCCTGCATCTAAATATTATGATTTTGTCAATAAGGGTGTGAAAGGTGTAGTCTCTGGGAATCCATCTAGCAGCCCCTATGCATTTAGAAATCTGAAAGTATCTAGAAACATGCAGCGAAGCATTCTGCTATGGTACAGGAAAAGAGGCAATGCAGCTAGAAATGAAGATCAAAAGAATACAAAAAAAAATCCACTATCAGCCACACAAAGGAAAAATAGAAGCATCAAAAGACAGGTGGATGCAGCAACTAGGTTGAAATCAATGGCCTATGCTACAGCTGTGAACATTAAAAAGAAAGGTATTAAACGATCAGGATTCTTTGATAACACTATCAATAGTGTGTTTGGACAAAGTTTTCTGGATGCACTATCTAAGGTAGTAGGCCAGGATGTAAAAATAGCAATCAGACAGGCAAATAACAAATTAAACGAAAATAAATAAGACATGGCAATAACAATAAACAGTACACCTGAGGCATATCCATCAGCACATGATGATCTGTACTTTGTAGCTACATCTACAAATGTAGCACAGGCAGGATTCAAATTTGTGTTTGATCTTTACATCAGCAGTGTCCTAGTTTCTAGGATCAAACTATTTCCTGATCCAGCTAGTGCAAAAGGGATTTTCAATGCTGGTGGAATAGTGAGAGACTACCTGTATAGCTATTTCAAACCGAATAGCACATCCACAGCATTCAGCTACACAGGCAATGATCTGTACATAGACTATGAGGTGAGATTCGGTGAGGACTATGGTGGCACTACATACACAAACCTGGCATCAGGTACATATAAAGCATTCAACTTTGCAAATCCTATTTTTAGAGATTTCAGCACATCATACTATCAGCCAAAAATCAGCAGCTGGTTAACAAACAGAGATGTGACAAAGGCAGAATGTACTATGACTGAAAGGCTATTTGCAGGATGGATGAATACAGCAGGAACTACTACAAACCTGACATTGACAGTTCAAAAGTACACACAAAGCGGTGCTGATGGATCACCATCTACAGGTGGCAGTGTCACATGTAGTGCATTTGTTTTGTTTGATCTTTCACCTGCTGCCATCAATGCATATCTAGGCAGTTCATTTATCACAGCATCTACATATCAGTATGGAGTGAAAGTAAACTATGGAGGGAATCAATCTGCTGAGTTCAAAGTGACACTAGCATGTCAGCCTAGATGGACACCTGTGACATTGCATTTTCTGAATCGTTTGGGTGGGTATGATAGCATCACATTTAGATTAGTGAATAGGAGAGAGGCAGCTATAGAGAAAAAATCATTTGAGCAAATGACATGGCAATACAATAATGCAGCCATGACTAGATATGATAGCTATAAAAGAATCAATCCAGGCAATAGTACATTTGCTGTCAATGAGACAGTAAGTTTCAAACTGGTGAGTGACTATATTAATCAAACTGACTATTTATGGCTGAAAGACCTGATCACTAGCCCTGAGGTTTACTATGAGCAAGGTGGGTACTACTACCCAGTAGCACTAGGAACAAACACATGGCAGGAAAAGATCAGGGCAGCAGATAAGATGTTCAATTTTGAATTGAATGTCCAATTTGCTCAAAAAATAAATAGCCAGTACAGATAATGATAAGCACAGAGATATATATAGAGAATCAGCGGCTA